CAAGGTATCACAAGTCAAACCTTGTTGAGTTGGCAAAGTTGAAACAACATATGAATAATGTTGATTTCCTTCACTAACAAGTGTTATTGTATGTGATTGATTACCAGTATTTGTAGCTCTTACAACAGCTACAATACTGTCAGTAACAGTTATAGGACTTCCACTAAAATATGCGTCACATATCTGCATATTAATATTTGGTGATGTTGCTAAAACTTGTTCATTATCAGTTGTAAATAATAATGTTTGAGTTCCACCACTTGTTCTTTTATAAACCTCAACAAATATTTCAAAACTTGCGTTATTAGTATCTTTATTTGAATGTAGATAAAATGACCATATTCCACCAGGAATCAATGTCATACCCAAAACATCTGATTGAAATGACGCTATCGTTTCTGTTGCACCATTGTTAATGGTTACACCTGTTGATTGTTGAGATGCTGTACTTGCAGTTGTACTCAAATATCTGTCTCCATTTTTTGATTGAGATATATTTAAATAAAATAATTGACCTCCACCACCTCCTGTTGATAATCCTGTTATATTAAATGTACTACCTATATTGTTTGTGAACGTTAATGTTCCATTTGTATATGTACCCCCAGTTACAAAAACATCTGTTGGTAGATTTTGATAAGTTGTTGCCGATATTGTATTAGCAGTTAAACCACTTACCGTGTTAAACGAAACATTGAATGTACCTCCAGTATTATTAGTAAATGTAAATTGATTTGCATTATTATAAGTTGCTCCTGTAACAAATATATCAGAACCAGAACCAGAACCAGTACTAAACCCACTAACGCTGAATGTACCACCTGTGTTGTTTGTAAATATTGCGGTACCATTAGAATAAGTTCCACCTGTTACCCTAACATCTGTTGGTAAATTCTGATAAGTGGTTGCGGATATTGTTGTAGCTGTTAAACCACTTACCGTGTTAAACAATACGTTAAATGTACCTCCAGTATTATTACTAAATGTAAATGTATTATTATTATTATAAGTTGCACCAGTTACTCTAATATCAAGAGGCAAACCTAAATATGTTGTTGCCGACAATGTATTTGCTGTAAGTCCAGTTACATAGTCTATGGTTGCTGAAAAAGAATCGCCATTATTCGAATCAATTTTAAATGTGTTAGCATTGTTATACGTAAACGCACTTATAGTTGTGTCAGTATAACCAGTTAAAAAACCAGAAACATTAAATGTACCTCCTGTATTATTTATAAACGTAGCAACACCAGTAACAGGATTATAAGTTCCCCCAGTTATATTGACATCGGTAGCTAATATTGATAAGTTTTGTGTATAGCTAGTACCATCGTTTTGATTGATAGTTATATTGTAATTGCCATTATTAAAAGTAAAACCTGTTACATGTATATCTAAAGGTAAATTCTGATAAGTTGTTGCCGATATTGTATTAGCAGTTAAACCATTTGTAAAAACAGTTTTACCAGATACACTCCCACCAGTAAATTCTGTTGTATTGCTAGTACTAAATCCACTTACACTAAACGTACCACCAGTATTATTTTTAAACACAGCGGTACCGTTAGAATAAGTTCCACCTGTTACAAATGTATCAGTGTATGAAGATAAAGGTACATAACCTAAAGTACTAGTTATTGCTGATGAAGTAAGTGTATAACCAGTACTAAATCCACTTACACTAAATGTACCACCAGTATTGTTTTTAAATACAGCGGTACCGTTATTATAAGTTCCACCTGTTACAAATGTATCTTTAGTTGTTATCCCAGTTAAGTTGCTACCATCTCCATAATATGTAGTGGCAGATATTGTTGTGGCGCTTAAATCACCATTAACAAACACATCACCAACCATATTTATAGAAGTATTACCCATTAAAATTTGAGTATTACCAGAACATGAGTATATGTTTGTAGTAAATAAAGCGGTACAAGCACTCAATACACCACCATCTTCATTTGTTTCAATTATGAAGGTTTGATTTATATTATATCCTTTTTCTGGGGTACTCATTAGAATGTATTTCCTATTAATGTAAACTTACCTATTTTAAGGAAGTCTTTATATACTCTTATGCTAATAACATCATTTGCATTAAAAACCAATGGTGTTACCAATACTGTTCCATCAAATATAGTTACATTGTTTACTGTTATAACTATTCTATTTAAATTTTCTATATTAACTAATTGATTAAATGTAACATTATACTGAGCTGTAAATGTAAATTGGTTGTTTGCTCTAGCTTTATAAACAAAGTTAAAAGTAACATCGTTATTAACCAACTTAGGTTCAAAAATAACATCATTAAATATTTTTGTTTCTTCTAACTCTAACGTCATTACAGTTCTGTTTATAGTAGGTATAACTTCATAATCATTCTCATCCAATAAATATCCAAGCAATTTCATTTCAAACATTTGAATATAAAAACGTCTATTTTCAAAATTCTCAATGTTGCTCTCATCACCAATACCTTCCAAATGTAATGGCATAGGGTGTCCTTTTACGTTTATATAACATTGTCTAGATTGAAAAGCCCTTTGAATAAGACCGTTAAAATTATTCAAATCTTTCATTCTATTTGTGAAGATTCTAACCTCATATGTAATATCAACAGGTGTTGGTTGCGGAACCTTATACAAATCAATACCATGCCTTATTCCATCCCATGTGGGTATTTTCATGTATGTATAGGTTCTATTACCTGGTATATTCCATAGTCCAGCTTGGTTTTGTCCTTGTTGTATATCTGGTCTTCTTACAACCGTAATAAAAGGCATTTCTATATTTTTATACTCATCAGTAAATTTCCATGTTTTTGTAAACTCTGTCCATCTTTGAATCGTTAAAAATATAACTGGAATCCTTTCACCATCGATTGTAATCATTACACGACCATCATCTTTCAAAAATTCAACAAAAGCTTGGTCCATATCTTCTTCAGATACCCCTCTAGGTAAAAAGGTTCCTTGATTGGCAATTCCATCCAATATTTCTTGCCTCCTCTCTGGTCCTATTTTTTGATTAAGAATGTTTATGTTGGTTCTAAAACCTTTTGGTACTGCCATGATATTTTTTTTCTTAATAAATATGTTTATTACATACCACGAAACTCGGTATTATCTACTGGTGCACAAACGATAGTTCTAAACGCCCCCTTATAACCCATAATAGTATGTTCGTTATCGTAATTTTTTATCCCATCATTAGCAACACTAAAGTATCTTATTTCAGTCTCAGTGACTGGGTAACCAATATAATCACCATAACTAATAGATGTTTTTAACTCATCCAATTGAGAAGTATAAATACCAAATGTTAAATTACCATCTTGGATATGCCTAAGACTACCATTTGAATTATAGGTTTGATTCTCTGGCTTATCTAAAATAGGTACTACTTTAAGCTCAACAGGTGGGTAAAATCTAATACCGTCTTTTGTAGCTTCACCATAGATACCATCATATTCAGTCACTTGCCTATCAACTCTATAAAGAATTAGAGTAAAATTTCCATCACCCTCAATAGCTTCACGACCCATGCTGATTTCTAAAAAAAAAAATCTTCTTCAGAGAAGAATTTATTTATCCTAGTTATAGGTGTTATTTTTTTATCTTTCATGTTTTTTTATAAATTTATGTATTATTTTATTTGAACACCCATATTTATTTCCAATTTGAACTAAATTTAAACCTTCTTTAATATAGTTTTTAATTTCGTCAATATTTAGATTATATTTATTTGATGGTTGTTTTATTATTCCATACTTTTTAATATTATCACTTATAACTGTTCTATGACAACCATATAAATTAGCTATTTCAGATATTTTTAAATTTTTATATAAATATAATTCTTTTAATTCTTCTTTATTAATATCGTATTTAAAATTTCCATTATTTTTACCTTTAAAAGTACCTTCTTTTTTTACCTTTTTGCTTCTTTTTACTAATACTTCTTTAGGTAAAGTTCTACCAAACATTGGATTATTTTCACCAGAGTTATTTTGACTCATTTTTAATTTTGTAATATTAGAATGTACGAAACCTAATGAATATTTATTATTTTTATGTAAATTACTTAACATTTTTTTTGTTTCTTCTGAATGTTTATAACCAACAGCTCTATTGTTTCCAATCATGTTTTCTGACATTTTTTTCTTTAAATTTTCAGACCATTCTTTGTTATCCCATAATTTAGTTAATAATTCTTTTCTTTTTTCGTTCTGTTCTTTAGTCCTTTTCAATCCTTTATTGTTTAATGAAATTTTTAATTTAGACTCTTCAGTGTGTGTTTTACCAAACATTGGATTAATATCACCACCATCAGCAATATTTAATAATTTATTTGTTTTTTTTCTATTTTCTTTAATTTCTTTTATCTCAGCATTTAACAAATCCTCATAACTATCGTATTCTCTTATTAATTTTATTACAGGTTTTTTACCATTTGATTTTAATTCTTTAAACCATAAAGCTATTTTACCATTTGTTGGGTTTCTCAAATGACCAGATAATCTTGTTGATAATAAACCAGTTGTCACACCAATGTATCTTAATTCACCATTATATGGACAATAAAGACCATACAATTGGAATTCTTTATTTATCCTAGTTATAGGTGTTATTTTTTTATCTTTCATGTTTATGTTTTCTATATAAATAGTTTCATTTTAAATTAATAGTTGATTTTCTATTGATTTATTGGATAAAAATTATTATATTTAGTTATAATTATAAAAAATTAAAAATAAAGTCAATTTTGATTTCACTTGATGACATAAAAGGACATTCAGCTTTATCATTGTTAGAAACATACAATGGAATAAATCCCTATTTGTTAAAACTAAAGAACGAATATTTAAAAAACCAAAAAATTTCTTTAACCGAAACTCAATCAAAATACATAATTGAAAATCATGACCGCCAACCTTTATTTATAAATAGAATTATTGGTATTACAAAATACTTGGGTGAAGAGTTAAAAAAATTGGATGATTTATCATTCGAACCAGAAAAAATATTAGTAGAATTCATTTTAGCTGAAACAGATAAATCATTTCACGTATACGGTAAATTAAAGAAAAACCAAAAAGAATCTAAAATGTATTGGTTACCAAAAACACAAGTAACCGATGACCCATATTTTGAACCGATAAGTGTTGATGTGGACTTTGAAAAATACAATAAAATCTTATCAAAAAGCGGTAAAAAATTATATAAACACCAAGAAGAAGGTATAAAGTTTTTATTATCCAGAAAAGGTTGTGTGTTGGCTGATGACATGGGGTTGGGAAAAACATCCCAATCAATAATAGCTGCTCTAGAAAGTGGTGCTAAAAAAATATTGGTTGTTTGTCCATCTTCAGCAAAAATAAATTGGGAACGTGAAATAAATGTTTTTTGTGATGATACTGTTATTGTAGAAGGTAAAAAATGGAACCATGCAAAATTTACCATAATAAACTTTGATATTCTTAAAAACTTTTACACCCTGCCTGATGGTAAAAAAAGAAATGAAGGCGAACCACAACAAATACTTAGAAGAGAGTTATCAAACGCTGGTTTTGACCTTGTTATTATTGATGAGGCACATTATTTAAAAAATAATAATAGCATAAGGGGTAAAATAATGGTTGAACTTTGCACTAAATACAATGTGACAAAAGTTTGGTTATTAACTGGTACACCAGTTGCTAATAGACCGATGGATTTTTTTAATCTGTTACGCATAATAAAGTCTCCACTAGCTGAAAATTGGAAACACTATGCTGTTAGATATTGTGACGGAAAAAAATTCTTCAGAACGCTTAAAAATGGCCAAAAAAGACAAATATGGCTAACAGATGGTGCTAGCAATTTGGATGAACTAGCTGCAAAAACCAAAAATATAATACTTAGACGTTTAAAAACAGACGTTTTGGATATGCCAGATAAGGTTATCACGCCAATGTATCATAGACTATCAGACTCAGAATGGTTAGAATATGAAGGGTTATGGGAAGATTATTTACAAAAAAGAATAACTGAAGGTAAAAAAAATGGTAATTTGCAAAAAGATTTGGTAGAACTTATTTTGCTACGCCAATTTATTGCTGAAGCTGCTATTCCACACACAATTGAAATGGTAGAAAATGCAATAGACATGGGTCGAAAAGTAATTATTTTTACTTCTTTTACAAACGAACTTGAAGCACTGGCTGAGCATTTTGGAAAATTAGCGGTTACTCACAACGGACCAATGAGCACAACACAAAAACAAAAATCTGTTGACGCTTTCCAAAAAAACTCAAAAGTAAAAGTTTTTATTGGAAATATAAAATCTGCTGGTGTTGCTATCACACTTACTGAAGCCACTGTGGTTGTGTTTAATTCATTTTCATGGGCTCCAGGCGACAATGAACAAGCTGAGGATAGAGCTTTTCGTATTGGTCAAAAAAATGATGTTAATGTTTATTACCAGTTGTTTGAAGACACAATATCAACTAGAATGTGGTCAATGTTAAATAATAAAAAAGATATTATATCAACCATAATAGGTGATAAAAAAATGTCTGAAGAAGAAATAACTATTACTATAACAGAACAATTAATGAACGAATTATGAAAAACTTATTAAAAAGACTTGAATATAAAATATTTAAGGAATACGAAAAAAAAGTTAATATTTTACCCGATTATGTATGGGATTACGAATGGTATCAAACTGATGGAATTACTCAACTTGACCATAATGAAACACTGAATAAAGTTGTCTTATATCATATGAAAGAATTTAACTTAGATGTTATAATTACGTCTGGAGAAATTTGTACAATATTTGAAAACTTTGAAAATTTTTACATTATTGGTGAAAATGATGTATATAATTATAAAAGATATAAATCTGATATTAAAGAAGATTTTGAACCATTTTTCTTAATCAAAGAGGATGTAAATAATATTGGAGTTGTGATTAAAACAGATTTTAAAATCGAATCATATCATATTATATTAACTAATACTGATGGTTCAGATTTTAAAATAATTAATGTTTTGAATTTACCAAAAATAAAACTAATTGAATTTTTTAAAAAATAAATTATGAAAAGTATAGGATTTAAAATACCAGAAAACGGTTTAATACCATTTGCCAATCGTGGTGAAACTAAAATAAACGATGATGGTGAATTTGGAACAGAACTTACTGATATTGATATTAAATGGATTGAAGATTGTTCAGATGAAGAAGTTGACGAATTCAAAAAAAATGGTT